ACGAGGATGCCTGGGGGCTGGTCGGCGCGCCTATGATGTTAGACACAAACGGCGATGCCATATTTATTTACACCCCTCCTAGTTTGCATTCGAGAAGCAGAACAAAAGCCAGCGACCCCCAGCACGCCGCAAAGCTATTCAAGCGTGCGCAGCTTGACACCACTGGCAGATGGGAAGCGTTCAGCTTCACGTCTCACGACAACCCGCATTTGTCAACCGAGGCGCTTGGTGAGATTACGCAAGACATGACCGCGCTTGCCTACCGCATGGAGATCATGGCAGAGGACGTTGACGAAGCACCAGGCGCGCTGTGGAAGCGCGAGACGTTGGATAAGTACCGGGCGCACACATTCGGCAACCTGGCGCGCGTGGTGGTCGGTGTGGACCCGTCTGGCACGACCGGCGGCGATGCGGTCGGCATCGTCACGGCGGGCATCCTGGACGGTGAAATGTACGTGGTAGGAGACGCCAGCCTGAACGCCTCCCCGCTGGAATGGGGGCGGGCCGTGGTTGGTGAATACCACAAATTCCGCGCCGACCTGGTCGCGGCTGAGGCCAACTACGGCGGCGAGATGGTAGAGCACGTGATCCATGGCATCGATCCAACCGTAAACGTCAAGCTGGTTACAGCCACGCGCGGCAAGGCGGTTCGAGCCGAGCCAATTAGCGCAGCCTACGAGAAGGGGCGCTGTCACCACGTCGGGACATTCCCGGCGCTGGAAGATGAGTTGTGTTTGTGGGTGCAGGGCGACAAGTCCCCCAACCGCCTGGATGCGCTGGTTTGGGCTGGCACTGAGTTGCTGCTGAACGCGGGCGCGCAATGGGCAGACGTGAACGAATTAGGCAAAGTTGAGGACTACGCCTCGCCGTGGTCATAAGGAGATTAACGGTATGAAATACTCAGAAATTGGTTACGCAGGACTGAAAGAGTTTAGCGGCTATGTCCAGGAGGCATATAATACGTCTCTCCATTGGCCCGGCGTCCAGCCGTTATACTCACGTATGCGGCGCAGCGACCCCGAAGTAACCACCGTGCGCAATGCGTTCACCTCGCTTGCCCGCGCCGTGTCCCACCACTGGGAGGGCGCTGACCAACCCACCGCCGCCGACACCGCCGCGCTTGAGTTCGCCGAGACCATCTTCGATGACATCGACGGCGGCTTCTCCACGTTCTTAGAGAGCCTGGTTGGTAATGTGCCGTTCTACGGCTGGGGCTGGTGGGAAGTGCTGCCTGGCTACCGTGATCCCGCCTGGCGACCACCGGCGGGCGATGCCTGGCGCAGCGCATACGATGACAACCGCATTGGCATTCGCCGCCTCGCCTGGCGCGACAGTTCCAGCTTCTACAAGTGGGACCTGAACGACGCGGGCAAGCTGCTGGGCATGTGGCAGTGGACCAGCCCCGACCCGATGGTATTACTGCCCGCTGACAACAGCCTGCACGTTACGTTTGGCGACGCGCACAACCCCGAAGGGCTGTCACCGCTGGAAGCCGTGTGGCGGTTGGAGCGCATCAAGTACGGGCTGGAAGTCGTGCAGGGCATCGGGTTCGAGCACGCCGCGGGCTACCTGAACGTCACCACCGAGAACACGCTAACCGACCCTGACAAAGCACAGATCAAAGCCGCGGCGCGTGCCATTATGACCGCGCAGGAAGGCAACTATGCCGCATGGCCCAAAGGCGTGCAGGGTGAGATCAAGGATGTTAGCTTTGCCGCCGCGCCCAGCATCCTGGAAGCGATCAAGTATTTCGGCATCCTCAAGCTGACCGTGTTCAACATGCAGTGGGTCGCACTGAGCGCGCAGACCAGCGCCGGGTCATACTCCGCCATGCAAGATAGCTCGTCAATGTTCCTCACCACGTATAACGCCATGTTGGAGGGGTTCGCCGAGCAGATCGATGCGCAGATTGGCAAGCGGCTGTTCACGTGGAACGAGTTCCCCGGCATGACCAAGCGCCCGCGGCTGAAGTTCGACCCCATCACAAAGGTTAGCCAGTCCCAGCTTGCCGCGCTGTTAGGCCCGCTGTCACAGGTGCTTGACCTGGGCGACGAGGACCAGCTTGCCATCCGCAAGCAAACCGGGTTCCTGCCTGAGACACTGCCCGAAGAAGTCGAGACCACGCCAGAGCCGGAAGCGCCCGACACAGACGAGACCAGCGGCGAGGAAGACGAGACCGCCGCCACGCAGGGCGACGCGGAGCGCACTGCTGAGACGGTGCAGGCATCACTGATCAAGTGGCGCGAGTGGGCAAGGCTGAATGACAAGCGAGCATTTGCAGAAATGGAGAGAAAGGCGTAACCATGTACGACATTGAAGAACTTACCAGCGCAGAAATTGCCGATATGTTAAACGACTTGAAGAAGGCAATGGAGCATAACAAGCCAGGCGATAGAAGCACTAAAGACAGGTATTTTGCTATTGCGATTACAGAACTCGAAAAACTGATTGCATTTTGGGAGTATTACCTAAATGTCTGATGCTGAATGGTTGATAATCGGAATAGCTTTAGGGTATGTAACTAGTATGACTGCCCGTATTATATTTATTCTCCTAAAAGATTATGTGGAGCGCAAGACATGACCGACAATAATACCCATTTTATCAAAACAATTATTGACAAAATGGAATGTAAGGTAGAGTTCGGTTTACGGCATCCGTATCCGCCAACCGATCCATTGGCCGGTGAATACCTGGGGCGCATTGTGGAGTTCAACGAGGAAACCGGGGAGTTCAAAATGGTGCTTGTCAAAAAGGATAAACCATGACCGACGCGACCGTGTTCGACCTGGCACTGGCGAAGTTATCCATTGGGGAGTATGCGCCTATCAGGTCGGAGTATTACATGGCAGTGGCGGGCACCATCCGCGAGTACCTGTACACGGACGGCGCGAACACGCTGCAATATACCCAGCGCTTCCGTGCGTTCATCTCGCAATACTTCCCGCTGGCGTTTGAGCAAGGTTATATTGACGGCGGCAGCGAGATGCCCGCTGAGCCGGATGACGCAGACTGGTTGTCATCCCGCATTGATAACGAGCGCACGTTTGCCGCGATGCTGTTTCAGCAGTTGAAAGAACTAAAGACCCTGGCGAAGGAAGAGGGGCGCGAGGTGTTCGATGGCGTGCCAGAAAAGCACGCGGACGGGTATGTTAAAACGCTTGACGCGGTGTACAGCGAAGCGAAGGTCAGGGGCGCTAAAAACCAGATGCTTACATTCGGCGGGCGTTCGGGTAGAGAGTCCTGCCCGGACTGCCAAAAGCTGATGGGCAAGCGCCACCGTGCGAAGTGGTGGAAGGCGAAGGGGCTGATCCCTGGCATCCCAGGCAACACCAATTTTGAGTGCGGCGGCTGGCAATGTGAGCATATTTTATTCAACGACAAAGGCGAGGTGTTCAATGTCTGAGGCTGACCGCCAATTCTGGCTGCTGGTGCGCCGCGCGTTGATCATGGTCGTCAAGGCTATCGAGGTGCGCTACTTGTCTGGACAGCCCTGCGAGGCAGTTGACATCAGCATCAAAATAGTGTAAGATTAATTAGCCCACGCGCCAAACAGCGCCTCGGCACACAACTAAAGCTGCCCAACCTGGCCCGCTTGAGAATATCAAGCGGGCTTTTTGCGTTTTGGGAGTGTGCCATGAAAGATTTTGTTTTCGTTGACCTGAGCATGATGGACGGTATCACCCGCCCATTCGACGGCATGGCAGCGGGGCGCTTCACCGACATGCACGGGCGTGAAACGGTGTTCCTCCCTGAGGAATT